GTGCATATTTACGAACATTAAACAAAACATTATAACGTGTTGCTATATTTCGTAATGTATCCGCTAAATTACGTAAATCAGAATTGGCAGCAATATCTGCACTTTGGCTAAGATACATTGCAACTGCACTATCTGTTCCATTTTCATTTATTGAAATAACAAAATTATCTGGTTCGGCAAAGAACTTACGTGCGTCTTCTGGTTTATATATTTGCGTTCCTTCATCATCAAAAAGTGTTAATGTTTTACCATTACCTTTTAATATTTGAAATAATTCTTGAGCTAATTTATCAAACACGGTTATCCCCTAAAGCTTTTATTTATTTATCAAAAGATGATTGGCATTGGTTCAATATCATTGTCATCAGAGAAATCTAAACCATCATTTAAATTATCATACATATCAGCATCATGTTGGCTAACTATACCAATAAGTCTTATTATCAACATCGTTGACATAACTAAGTCATCATGTGAACCGCCTTTGGCAGCAAAACTTTCACCAGCTGATACGAAGTTTTTCATTTCTGAAATTAAATACTTTGATTTTATTTGTAGTTTTCGTGTTTCAACTAAATGTTTAAAACGACTACATGCTAATAACTTACTTCTTTTTGTTGTTGTTAATCCTTTTCTCTTTCTACCAAGCCCTGCTTTTTTTGGTTCATGAATAAACCAACCTGGAAAATTATCTTCACCAGTATCTTCAATAACAGTTAAAATAGCTTCGCCAACTGAATTATTTTCAATAGTCCAATAAATGTCAGGATCACCTTCTTGATCAGGATGTTGTCGCAATGTATTACGAATATATGTTAATATTTGTAATAATATTCGTACCTGATCATGAGCAACTGCTGATTGACTTCTCCATTCAGCAACTTGTTCCATATCTGGTAGGCTGAATACTTGTATTGCAGAAAAGTCTCCAGTTCCGGTTCCCATTGATGGATCAAGTGCTATAGCATAACTCTTATTTGGTTTTAATTCTGTATACCAATTAATATGGCCTGTACGTAAAATTGGTTCTGATCCAACAAGATTTTTAAGAGCCAAACTGTTTATTAATGTTTCATCAGCAGAAACGAATTCACCACAAAATTCTCTAAGAAATTGTTCTTCACCAAGACTTGCACGGAATTGTTCAGCCCATTTTTCATCACGTTCGGGATGATCTTCCCAAGTAAATTTTAATCCTCGAAAATTATTAATTCCTATTCCACGTGGAATATCTTCACCATTCTTATCAACTGTTTGTTGTGATCCAAACCAAAGTTGAGCAAATTGATCTTCATCACTATTTGGTGTACTTGTTATAATACAATCTCCACCTGTTGATAGAATTGGAAGAATAGCTGACCAGAATTCATGAGCAATTGTTGGTCTTACGAATGCAAATTCATCACATTGATGTCCTATAAACATATTAGCATATATTTTATGGTTTGTCGAATTAAAAATATCAAAACTTTCATTTAATTTTGTTTTTTCAATATATATTATTTCATCATTGCCATTTATTGTTTCAATAAAATCACCAACAACAAAATCTTCAGCCTTTTTTTCAATCCCATCTTGATAAAAACGATGTTCGTTTGTTGCTGTAATGCTTTTTCCAGTAAAAGTTGTTATGATAACTCCTTCTTTTTCAAAATCATTTTTTATAATACCTTCAAAATCTTCCCAACCATTAGGTGTAAGTATTTCATATTTACTGTTTATATTATATATTTGATTCATTATATATCTCCCATAATGTTATAGAAGAATATTCTAATTTTCTTTCATCCATGATTTTAATACAATTCATGAATTTATTAAATTCTTCATCATTTTTAATAGTATTGTATGCGGTAATATTAAATAATTTGTCATTACTAATATCACTATTATGATTTTTCTTTACATTTTCTTCCCATGTGATTGCTCTTAAATTTGATATATTACATATAGCAAATGGACTTATTTTATTATGAAATCCATTTATCACAGAATATATATGATCAACATGAAATGCCCCAATAGTTCCAGCTCTTCCAGTTTTACGACCTTCAAGAATTTGTTCTTTTTGAGGATGTGTCAACCAAGTTATAAAATTTTTATAACATTCCCATTCAAACTTTTCTGAATTTGATGCACATTTTCCTTCTTTTGCCATTGTTTCTATTTGTTTTGGACGGTCAACTTGTGCTATTCTTTGATAACCATTTAATCCATTTTCATCTACATTATTCATATGCGTTTCACGAGTCTTTTTACCTTTTCGTTGATTAATGGTTAATCCATCATTACCAACTATATTTTTAATAATTTTTGATTTTTCAACTGATATTTGATGTTTTGATTTACCATCAATTGTTTCCGATAAACCTTTTTTAATATTTTCTATTCGACTATTACATACCATTTGCTGATTTGGATATTTGTCTTTATATTGTTCTACAGACCATCCTAATACATTTTCAATATATGATGATTTAATCATACTAAATCTAATATTTAATACAGGACATATTACATAATCATATCCTTCAATTTTATCGTCATTATATAAATGTTCATTTCGTTTATTATATCTCAGTATTGCTTCATGTAATTTCTTTCCACGTACTAAATCATATATACCAACGATAGATGATAATCGTTTATATTCTTGATCAAGATATTGTTTTATTTGTTGTTTAGATTGTATCATTGGATAATTCATTATGTAAATCCTCTAAAGATATTTCTTTTATACTACCAGTTATTTTATCTCTTACCGTTACTGTTGTTTCCCCAGCAAGGCAATATAATAATGATATTGAAAGACCACGACCAGCATCTGGTGCTGTAGCACGTGATGTTATTGATGACCCATTATCAAAGGTTAATGTTCCTTTATTATATTCTGAAACACCAGCACGAAGGAAATTCGGAAGATGTTCATATGTATAACGTATACGATCCATAATTTCCAATGCTTGAGTATATTTGTTTGCGACTACAAGAATAGTTTGATCTGCACGAAATATTGCTCGCCATAATAGATATGCTGCGGCAACAGTAGTATTATGACTTAATATACCATCTGTATAAAGTAAATGATTATATGGGTCATTATCATTATCATTTTCGCTATCTACTTGAACACAATACATATGTGTTCTAATTCCTAATGATCTACAGGATATTACTTCTTCCAAACCAGTATCAGTCATAAGTTTATCACCTGTAGATAAATCTTCTAACCATTTTGTTTCCATATTTTCATCAATAACACTATGTTTATCCGCAGCATATAATGTATGTGTTGTGGTTTTAAGTTCCCAAACCAAATATGGAATTGTTCTGAATATTTGTGATGCATGGCCAAAATCCGATTTAAATGATACATTTTGAATATCGGTAAATTTTTTAATATCATCCATACCAATGTCTTCATAACATCTATGGTCTTTATCTAATATCCATAATAGACCTTGTATTAATTTTATTAGTATTTTTTTCATTTTATTCACTTATTAAAGTTATATATTATTTATAGTTCAATTTCATAAGTTTTTAACTTAAAAATCCTAAACATTTACCAAGAACTAAATCAGGATTATCATGATATTCATCTTCCCATATAACTAATACGTTATATCCATATTTAACTAAGTTTTCATATTTAGTTTTATCTTTATCCCATATATCTTGATTATTTTTTGATTTATTAAACTTACATATATCAACGCCATTATATTTTTTTGGATTGCAATGCCAATAATCACCATAAAATTCTATTATGGTTTTTGTTTCTTCACATAAACAATCTGGCCATAATATTTTATCACCACATCTAACCGATTTTTCTTCTTCTCCGTAGTATAATTTTTTATTAGGGAAGGCTTGTTGTAATTTTTCAAATAAGGCATTTGATACCTGGGAATATCCACTATACATACCGGTCTTTTTAAGTGATTCTTTCCAGTTTTCCATCCGCAATTGATATTTTATTTTTCCTTCTTCTTCGCCATATTTTTCAATAAATTTTCCCATAACAAGAGTTGCTTGTCTTTCTTTTACTTTTTCAATTGCTTCTTCTTCTGTAAATCCTTTATTTGTCCAATAACTCTTCATCACTGGTGTAGCATTATGTAACGGATTTTCTTTTCTTTTTCTTGCATTTGTTTCCATGGCTTCTTGAACACGATTTGTATTAATAGCCATCCACTTCGTTGAACAACTAAACGAACAAAATATTGGATATTCCCAATGTTGTTCATTAAATTTTACTTCTTTACGACAATGTTTACATGTATTATTATTTCTTGAATCACCATGTTTTTCATCTGTAGTATTCTTTTTCCATATATCTTTCATATGTTCTTCACCATATTTAAGATAGAATTCTTCATTCGTAACATTAAGTGTTTTTAATTCTCTTACAAGATGTTTTGTTACTGAAAACCAATTTCCAGTAAGAGGATTATAATATTTCTTTTCCGACCATTTTCTATTAGTTGTAACAAAATGATTAGGATGCTTTTCTTTTCCGTGTTGTATTAAACTTTCCATATTACCATCTACTACTTCACCACATAAACTACATGTCCATTTTCCATTTACCATAATAATAATCCTTATTGGCTATTATTATTATTTATCGCCAATAGGAAACTATTTTACAAGTTGTAGTAAAATATTTTCTAAAAAGTTTATTATTTTACCCTTAAATGTTAGTTTTATTAGGTTTTTTATTTTGACTTTGGTGTTATTATATCTAATAATAGTATTAGATGTAAATGTTTTACCTTGCTGACGACCAGTTAAAAATATACAACGTGAATATTCAGCACATGTTTGAATCATTGTTTCTTGATATGGAAATGGTTCAAACGGTACTTCGCCTTTAGTTGGATGTTGTATTTTAACATATGTACGAATAAAATATAATGGATCAATCATACATTTTTCTAATTCTATAAGTTTAGTATTTGTAAAGGCATCTTTTTGATGGGCCTTTTTAACAATATCCGGTACGCCTGCACCCATAATAGTTCTCCACAAGTAATTAATATCACTATTATTTACTTGTAATGAACTGAAAATTGTTATTTTAATATAAAATTTATTATTTGTTGATTTTATTTGAAAAATCAATACTTTCAGAAATGGAACGAACCATATTCTTAAAAGTTGTAAAGCGAGTATCTGATTTATCACCTAATAAATCAATAAATGTATTTGCTAAACTTACTACTTCACTTTCTGATAAAGAATATTCTTTAGCTGCTATTTTACGAATTGCAGATTTAAAATCATCATTTTCATATTCTTCAACTAATACGGATAAATCATCAATTTTATTTTCCGTTAAATCTTCTGACCAAGGATTATCACCATAATGATTAACCATACGAAGTGGAATATTATTTCTTGGTTGAGATTTGTGAGAAAAATCATCTCGTTGTTGTTGTTTTGGACGATGAGTTCCATAATCAAAATCCATTTCTGCTAATTCTAATTCGCCAAGCATATCATCTTCAAGTTCTTGAAAATCTTCAACTGAAAATTCTGCAGGAAGATCACCTTCATCATCAGATAGGTCAAATGTTTCATTATCTGTATCTACTGTAAGTTGATTGATTGTATCATTTTGGTCAGGAGTAACTTCTACTTCTGGACCAATTACTGTTTGTTCGCCCTTTACACCAGCAAGAGCAAGCATTCTTTGAAGGCTTTCAAGAGAATCAAAAGAAATATTAGTTGTTGAATTTGTTCCTTCACCATTATCTTTTGAAATCATTAAGGATATTGTTTGATTTGGCATTTCTATCACCTTATATTGTTTGTGTTTTATCAAGTTGATAGGCTACTACTAAAGAATTTAAAGTTGCTGAAGTTCCTGAACCACTTGCCTTAAATGTTATGATTGTTTTATACATTGGCTGGGTATTAATAGAACTTGCTATTGTTATAGAAGAATCAAATATTACTGCGGCTCCGCCAACGGTATCTTGTATTAATGTTAAAGTATAAGTTTGACCTGATACTAAATTATGTGGTTTTGAAAATATTCGTGATGTAAGATTATGATTTAATTTTACTACAGCATTAGATGCTGTACTAGCATCCCAATTAATAGTTGAACTATCAGGTAAGCTTACTACAGGAATAGTATCAACATTGGTTGCCATCCCAACGGTTCCATTAGAAATTCTGAATGTGTCTATTGATCCCATATTATTTTCCTTTATTAAATAACTTATATTTATTTATTATTTTTAACTAAAATACGATTGTTTTTACTATCGGTAAAAACCTTTCCCGTAGGATTGATTTTATCTAATAAATTATCATATTTTCCTGTTACATTATCTAAATCCATATTGGAATCAACATCATTCTTTTCCCAATATGGAATAGAACGTGGTGCATCTTTAATATCATTATTAAAACTATTTGGATCACCAGACATTTCAACTGGTTCACCATTAAGATTAACTTCTTTATTATAAGTTGTTGTTGGGCGGTTTGCAGTAACAGCTGCTAAGTATTTTAATAAATTAAAATTATATTCATTACCATATAATTTTGCTCCATTTACGGACATTTCATTTTCATCTGAAGATGATTGTGTTGATAATAATGATGCTGGTTGCAATCCATCTTTTTCTGCAGTTTGATTTATCGCATTTATATCAGCTAAACGATTAGTTTGATTTTCAATTGGATCATCACTACTACGAACAACAACATATCTATCTGGTAATGATAATAATGCTTTAATATCTTGTTGTAAAACATATGAACTAACAGGTAGACGTGTTAAAATATCAATGATAGTAACATCTACATTTGTTAGTTCATAAAAATCAAGAGGATTTTCTTGTATTATTGTTTTTTTTGGATTGGACATTTCAATAAGATCATATTTAGAAAGAAATTGTTCTAAACGATCTACCGCATGTTCATCAATATTAGCAGATGCGATTTTAATACGAAAATCGTATTTTCTTTCACTTTCTACCAAATAATCTTTAAATGACTTCATTTTCTACGCCCCGTATGAATTCTATAATATATTATTTATCTTGTTCATTCTTTTGTTTGAAAAATTTCAACAAATCATTTCGGCTTGCCATAAAACTTTCTTCAGTTACATCAATAACTTCAGCATCATTATTATTGTTTTTACTTAATTCAAATTTTTCACGATCCAATTTCATTTTTAATTTTCTTGCCTTAGTATCAGACTTACTACGACTAGCATCTAAAGCAATTTTAAGAAAGGTTGCGGATTGTTCTGCAACCGTTCCTGCATTTTTTGCTTCCATATTCATACTTAAATCCATGAGATCACGATAGGCTCGCATAGCTTCTGAATATATTTCGTTCATTTCACCATTATGCTCAACAGTTCCATCTTCATCTTGCACATGATGAACTACTGCATTTGCCGTTGATGCATCTGACAATGCCACAGCTACTTCCGTTACCTTATTGACTTCTGGTATTTCTGGCATATCAGGATTTGTAGTATCGTCATTAAATATATCACTCATCTTTGGTAAGCCAAGTGCTTCACATATTTTATCACTCATTTACTATAATCCTTTCCGCTTTGGGCAAATAAGTCATTTTCAGTTAATATTTTAAAAGTATGGCCTCTTTTTCTGCACCATTCTTCGGCAGCTGTCCATTTTGCCAT